TACACAGTCTGATGATGGCAGGTCAGAAAGAGGTGATTTTTTGGAAGCGTTATTGAAAGCATCGGAAGCAAGTGCCTTGATGGGGCTGTCTGTCCGACACGTTCAGAGAATGGCTAAATCTGGCGAACTGCCCTATCAGACCCACATGAACGAACGAAACAGGCCGGAGTACCTGTTCCCGCTTTCCAGCCTGCCTGATGCGGCGCAACAGAAATACTTTGCGGAGCACGCGCCCGCCGCGCTGCCTGCGGCGGCCCCGGCCAAGGCGAAAAAGGCTGACAAGCCCGCCGCCTGCAAACCGCTGGAAGCCTACACTGCCGAGGAACGCGGTGAAATTGGGTACTGGATAACAACCGTTGACCGTTGGCAGACCTACCGCAACAAGGCCGGGACAAAGAAAGCCGAGTGCGACGAAAAATTTGTGCTGCTGTGCCGGATGGAAGAGCCAGACCGTCAAATCAGCGTGGAGACGCTTTACAGGAAGTGGGCGGCCATCCGCGAGGGCGACTATGGCGCACTGGTGGATATGCGCGGCAAGGCCCGCAAGGGCATGAGCAAGATGCCGGAGGCTATTGAGAGAGTTTTTCTGTCACTTTTTCTTGATGAAAGTCAGCTTCCCGTGCCCCGCTGCATTGCGCTGACGGAAGAGTGGGCACAGCAGAATATGCCCGAAGCGATGCCCCTGCCGGGGTATCACACCTTCTACCGCAAAGCAAAGGCTGTGCCTTACCCGGTCATGGTTTTGTGCCGCATGGGCGAGAAAAAATACTATGACCTGTGCAGCCCCTACATACGCCGCGAATATGAGAGTATCAATGCCAACGACTTCTGGGTAGGCGATACCCACACCCTTGATGTGGAAAGCATGGGGCCGGATGGTACGCTGCACCGCCTGTACTTGAGCGCGTGGCTGGACGCCCGCAGCGGTATCTTTACAGGCTGGTATGTCACGGACAGCCCCGGCAGCCAAGCGACGCTGAACGCGCTGCGCAAGGGTATCTTGAAGTCTGGCATTCCGAGCCGCGCCTATGTTGACAACGGCCGAGAGTTCTTGACCTACGACATCGGCGGACGCGGCCACCGCGCCAAGAAGCGACTGGCCGACGGCAGCGAGCCGTTTGCGCCGCCCGGTGTTTTTGAGCGGCTGGGCATTGAAATGACAAACGCCATTGTGCGCAATGCCCGCGCCAAGCTGGTAGAACGTCGGTTTGAGGATGTTAAAAACTATATTTCCCGACTGTTCCCCACCTACACAGGCGGCAACGTGGTCGAGAAGCCGAACCGCCTAAAGGCCGTTTTGAAGCGCGGGGAGCATATTCCCACCGATGCCGAAGTCATCGCCGCTGTTGATACCTTGATAGAAGGCTACATGAACTGCGACGACTACGGCGGCAGTGTGGCCGAGGATAAAGGCAAGAGCCGCATACAGGTCTGGCACGAGAGCCTACGCAACGGCGTGGCCCGCCGCCCCGCCAGTGACGACGATCTGCAGCTGATGCTGCTGCGCACCAGCAAGCCCGTCCGCATCGGACGGCGCGGCGTGACCTTGAAGCTGCACGGCTTGGAGTTGGATTTTTACACCCCGGAACTGGTAAATATGCGCATGAAGGAGAAAGTTTATGTGCGGTACGACCCGGAAGATCTGTCCAGCGTGCGCGTCTACGATATGGAAGACCGCTTCTTGTGTGTAGCACCGCAGAACAAGCTGACAGCCGGGTATCTGGAAAATCAAGAACAGATCGCCGACCTTATGGCCGCCAAGCGCCGCGCCGAAAAAGCCGTGCGGGAATATGGCGCAGCCCTCCGGCT